GTATTGTACCGACTCGCGGCGCCGGGGCTCGAACAATCCCGCCATCCTCGGCTATAATTGCGCTCGGTTCACGGTTCCGGCCCGTTCGCGGGGTCCGCCCGCCGGACTGCAGGCATTGCCCTGCGGCTTTTGCCACCGCACTGCTTCACTGCAGCGCTCGCGTCCTCCCCGTAGCACAATGGATAGTGCACATGCCTCCTAAGCGTGGGATACTGGTTCGATTCCAGTCGGGGGGACCATCACCCTGTCTCAGGGAATCCCAGGTGGCCTCAAATCTTCCCCTCTCCTCTCTAAGCCGCTCTCATTTCTTGTATCAACTTGCATCAGTTAGTATCATCGCATCTCATAATTCTGTTGGTATTTGGTGTTGGTATGCGGCCGATACCCTCCAGCAGATACCAACAGGAAGATCGAAATGCCCCTCAGCGACACCTTCGTCCGCCAGGTAAAGCACAGCGGTGCCAAGGCCGGCGACAAGCACACGGACGGCGACGGCATGTACCTGCACGTCTCGGCCACTGGTAAATACTGGCGGCTGAACTACCGCTTCCAGGGGAAGCAGAAGACCCTGGCCCTGGGCACCTATCCTGAGGTCTCGCTGGCCGCCGCGCGCAAGCGCCGGGAGCGTGCCCGGCAGCAGCTGGCCGAGGGCATCGACCCGAGCGCAGCGAAGCGCGAGGAGAAGAAGGCGGCTGCGCGCGCCGGCGCCGAAACCTTCCATGCGATAGGCCGCGAGTGGCTGACCAAGACCGCCGCCCGACGCGGGCCCGACACACAGAGCCGAGTTGAAAACTGGCTGGAGAAGAACATTTTTCCCACCATCGGCGCCATTCCGATTTCGGCGCTGCGCCCGCGCGACGTGCTCGACGCGGTGCGGAAAATCGAACAGCGCGGCGCAGTGGACTCCGCTCGGCGCGTGCTCGGCTATATCGGCCAGATCTTCCAATACGCGATGGCGATCGAGGCCGTGCACGGCGACATCACTACAGGGCTGCACCGCGCCCTGGCCGAGAAGGAGCAGCGGCACTACGCCGCCATCACCGACCCGGTGCAGGCTGGCGCCCTGCTGCGCGCGATCGACGCCTATCACGGCCACCCCTACGTGACCGCCGCGCTGAAGATCGCCCCTATGGTGTTTGTCCGGCCGGGTGAGCTGCGCACCGCGGAGTGGGTCGAGATTGACCTGGACGCGGCCGAGTGGCGCATCCCGGGCGAGAAGATGAAGATGGGCGTCGACCACATAGTGCCGCTGTCCACCCAGGTGATCGCTGTGTTGGAGAACCTGCGGAAGATCACCGGCAGCGGCAAGTATGTGTTCCCGAGCATCCGCTCAGGCAGCCGCCCGATGAGCGACAACACCGTGAATGCGGCGCTGCGCGGGATGGGCTATTCGAAGGAAGTGATGACGGGGCATGGCTTCCGCGCGATGGCGCGCACCATGATGGACGAGATCTTGGGAGAGCGTGTCGACCTGATCGAGCACCAGCTCGCGCACCAGGTCAAGGACGTGAACGGCCGGGCTTACAACCGAACCGCTCACCTACCCGCGCGCCGCGACATGATGCAGCGCTGGGCCGACTATTTGAGTAAATTGAAAGGTTCAGAATGAACGACGCTGTTCTGGAGAAACTTGCAATGCAGATTGCAGATCAAACGGTCTTGGCGAACTGGAAGTTCTATCTTCTACTTTTTGCGATTACGCTCGTTGGCACGGCCGCAGGCTCATACTTGCGAGCACGCTTCACAAAGCGCGGAGAAGTCGCAGCCACCAAAGCAGACGCTGAAGAGATTATCGCGCACCTCACGAGAACTACAGAGGCTACGAAAGCAGTCGAGCTAGCTCTTTCTCATGGTGACTGGATCCGACGAGAAGAAAATATGCTGAAGCGGACTAAACTTGAGGCTTTGCTTGTGGCCGCTTATAGCGCTTTGACGTGGACGAACGATACGACAATGAGCGCAATGCGGGGAGAGCCACTTGGCTCAATGCCACCTTTAAATGAACTTGAGATGCTCACGACGTTATATTTTCCAGAGTTGGCCTCTCAGTCGATGACGATATCTCAAGCCTGCCGCACCGCTGCAATTGAAATGGGTCCAGTGCGAAACGAAATGCTTGAAATTGACGCCTACATCGAACTTGCCAAGAGGCAATCCGATACCTCCAGGCTTACTGAACTCACTGAGAAGTTCAAAGAAGCCAATGCCAGGCACCAGCCGGTAATGTTGAAAGTTGTGAAAGACGTAACGATAGCGGTCAATGCGCTTGCAACTGCGTCCCGGCAGGTGATGGCCAGCTTGACCAACACCTCCCCCGTGCAGCCCTAGACTACCCCTGCTCCTGCATCCACGCACGCACGTCTTCCACCTTCCATGCCGTGACACCGGCTGAAAGCTTTACCGGCGCCGGGAACGTGTGTGCAGCCACCTTGCGCCAGAGCGTCGCCGCCGAGAACGGGATGATGTTTGGCACCAGCTGCTTGAGCCGGACGTAGCCGGTGGCCGGCAGGTCGACCGGCGTTCCCATGTTGTTCTTGATGGTCATCTGTTTCTCCTGTTGCACCGATTTCATTTCGTTGCTGCTTCCTGAGCGGCGTTCTGCAGTGTCGCCAGCTGCCCTTCCAACTCTGCGATGCGCGCCAGCACCGGGCCGGCCTCGACCACGTCGACGCGCTCATGCTTCGCTTCGGCGTGCGGAAACGCATGGCCCGGCTCGCCCACCAGGCCGTGGCCAGCGCAGGTGACCAGGATCGTCCAGCGGCGCGGCTGGCCAGGCTCCGGCTCGTTCCAGTTCAGCGGCTCGGCCGGTCGCACGTCTTCCTTGCGCCGGCCACCGATCATGGGCTCGCGCGCCGGCGCTTCCAGCAGCTGGCCGATCTCGCTCTCGGCGCCCAGCACGACCACATGGCGCGGCTCCAGGCCGGGGATCTCGAAGGCGACGCCGGCGGCGGCGCTGGCATGCAGCAGCTCGCGCGCAGCGGCGACGATCGTGGCCTTGTGCGGGCCAAGCAAGTATTCAACGGTTGGATTCATGCCCGTCCTTTCGTTATCAATGACGCACCATTGGCGTGTTACGATTCAGCAAATATTCTTGGGCGAGGCGATGGAAGAGAGAGTTACGCGCGTTTTCACATACTGGGCCATGGGGCTTTTCCTTTTCGTAGCTACATTGCTCGTAGTGCACTGGACGCGAAATGTTGTGCCATGGTCGAAGCTCGATTCGGGTTGGACTCAGGCATTCGGCTCCCTGGCTGCCTTGGGTGTCGCAATTTACGTCCTGCGAGAACAGACCAGCGTCGCAATCGAAGCGGAGAATCGCGCCTTGAAGCGACAGGCTGATTCCGTATCTGCCATTGTTGCCAAGCTGCATGACGAGCTTCAGCACTACGCCAAGCGACTCCGCAAAAGCGATGAGGCTGCAAAAAACCTTTTCGACCTTAAAGACGCCGAGGCGTTTTTCGAGGTCTCGAAGGCCGTTGACGCGATCCCGCTTCATTCCCTTGGCTCGGTCAAGATGGTGCGTGGCATTTTCGAAATGCAGAAGGCTGCTCGGGAGTTCGGTGACCTCTTCAAGCTTGGGAGAGTGCTTGATCAAGTCGAGCCTGATTTTCATAAATGGGACGTTGAATCCATCGTGCGCCGCGCAGACTTTGTAGGGCTGACCAGCAATATCGCGTATGGTATTTTCCTCGACGGCTATAACGCGCTCATCGTGGAATTGGATACCCTCCACCATCGGCAGCGGTAAGGCTTTAGCGATTTCACTCATCCGAGCATCCTGTGCTGACGGATCCCGGTGATCCCCGGCGGCAGTTCCTCTGCCTTCTCGAGGAAGCTGCTCCCCTTCTGGCCGGTGGCTTGGGCATACTTCACTTCGACCGCGGCCGTATTCACCATCACCTGGGACAGGTCGCCGATTACCTTGGCGCGGTCGACGTCAAGCGTTCCAGCCTTCACACCCTCGATCGTGCTGAACAGTAGTTCGCGCAGGTCATCGATGTTCTTCTTGCTCATGTTTCGTCCTCTTATTGATGTGGCGGGTGAGCACGGCGCGCAGCTGGATCACCTCGTTAAGTTCGGGCGGCAGGTTGTGCCGCGTGTTTCGCTTCATGTTCTCGGCCAGGCTGATGCACTCCACCCGGTCGATCGTGATCTCCTCGAGCACGTTGGTGCGCATGCCGGGCTTAAACACGACCATGTGCTTCGGCGGTACCGGCCCATTCGCTTCAACCCAGACCAACTCGTGCACGCTGCGCCAGCGCGCGCTGTTGTTGCCTGACGCGTTGCTGACCTTGCGGAGCAGCGTCTCGTCCTTGTCCAGCTTCAGGCTCCCAATCGGCAGCGTGTTATGCGGCTGCTGCCCGGGCTTGAAATGCGTAGCGCGACATGCCTCCTGCACGCCGGCGATGCCCTTCACGCCTTTGTTCCACGGCTGGTGGCCCTTCCCGAAGCGGCAAAGCCTGCCAGCGTTCCCCGGCCGAACGAACGCATTGCCCGCCGGTCCCGCGAGGAAGGCCTCGGACTTCTGGAGACCCAGCTGGTTTGCCTTGCGGTACACCTGGTGCGGCGCTAGGCCGAGCAAAGTCGCGAGGTCGTCCGTCAGGTGGTCGGCGTAGAAACGACGCAGCGTCTCCAGGCGGTCTTCGGTCCATTCGGCCTTCGGCCTATTGATCCCCCGCGACTTTGTCATATCAGGCCGCCTTCTTCATGTCGGCCGGGAATAGGTCGTCGGCCGTCTTCGGCTCCGGCGGCGTCAGCTGTAGGTCGATGTCACGCTGGATGAACTCGCACAGCTTGCCCACGTCCTCGCTCTCCGGGTGCGCGATCACGCGGAACGTCAGGACCACCGAGCCGCCGTTCTGCGCCTCGATCTTCAGGTGGTCGACCTTGCAGTCGCGCAGCACGATGTTGCTGTCGCCGCCCAGGCCATAGTCAACGGTGGCCGTGTAGCCCGTGCCCTCCCAGTCCCACTTCATAGGGCCCATCTTCGGGAACCGCAGCACTGTCAGCCCGTCGTTCTCGGTCACCTGGTCGACCAGGTCGGGATTCTCGTCCTTCTTGAAGAGGAACTGGCGCAGCTCCGAGTGCAGGTAGATCAACACACTGCTCGGGCACGTGGCCTCAATCTTGAGGTCGAAGGCGGGCTTCGGGTCTTCGCCGTGCAGCTCCGCGCGCGGGTTGACGTTGGCGAGTTTGACGATTTGTTTCAGGTCGAACATGGGTTAAATCTCCTGGGTGGTGGGGTGGTTCTTCGGGTCTTGCTGGAACTGCAGGAACGGCAGCCGAATGAACTGGTGGAAGCGCTGCGCGGCGGTCGGGTTCTTGTCGATCTCGCCGCGGGACTTCACCTCGCAGATGGCGCGCACGCTGTGCGCCGCCGTTTGCTCATCCGGCACGCGCAGGAACCGCTGGAACAGCGGCTCCCGGCAGCGCAGGGCCAACCAGGCGGACAGGCGCTGGGTAGCCATGTCACGCGGCCTGCTTCGCCTGGGCGGCGGTGATGTGGCGGATCAGGGCCGCGCACATGTGCGGGAAGTCCGCTTCGTGGTACAGCACCGCGGCGCGATCGCGGCCGGCGGCGCCGAAGCCCAGCGAGGCCAGGAAGTCGGCGGTCAGGCTGAAGCCCAGGCGCTCGGCGATCTGGCCGAGGCGCAGGGTCGGCGCGGCGCCGGCGGCTGCCGGGCGCGCGGCGGCGATCGGCGTCACCTGGGCCGGTGCTGCCGGTTGAACTTCGGCGGCCGGCGCCGGCGTGGCCTGCGCCCGGGCTACCGCTTCCTCACGCGCACGCTTATCGGCTTCGGCACGGGCCTGGGCGGCTTCCTGCTCCTGGCGCGCGCGCTCGGCCTTCTCAGCCTCCTGCCGCTGGTGGTTCTCGATGCGGGTGCGCACGGCCAGCTGGAAGTCTTCGTCCGCCTTCTGGATCACGCTCTGCAGGTCAGCGAACAGGAATTGGTGCTCGGCGGCGTGCTCGCGGTACCAGGCCAGGCGGCCGCGCACGCCCTGGGCGATCGCGTCGACGGCGATCTTGGCGTTGGCCAGTTCGGTGTCGACCGCGTCCTGCAGCGTGGCCAGCGTGCGCTTGTTCTTCATGGCGCCGGCGAAGTCCCGGGCCTGGAACACCAGGCGCAGCGGCGCGATCTCGGCTTCCAGCGCGGCCACGTGCTCCTGGAAGGCCTGCTTCACCTGGGCGAGGATGCTGGCCTTGATCAGCTCCTTCTTGTCCTTCACGGTACGCTGCAGGGTCAAGCGCTTGGCGCGCAGCTGCTCGCCGATCAGGTCGATGGTGCGCATCAGCTCTGCGATGTCGGCAGTCTGCTCGAGCGCGGCGCGCTTGGCCTGCTCCAGGTTGCTCTCGGCCTGCTCGCAGAATTTCACGGTCGCTTCCGCGTCGGCGAAGTCCTGGTCGGTGACCAGGTCGGTCTTGATGCTGGAAATGAAGCGCTCGGCCTTCGCCTGGAACGCCGGCAGGTTGCTGGTGGCCACCTCGCCGCGGATCTGGATGACCAGGGCGGGCAGCTGCATGATCGGCTCGGCTTCTGGCTTGATCGGGTATTCCTTCGGCTCGTAGGTGGCCAGGTCGGCCTCGAACTGCGCCCAGCCGGCGCGGATGCGCTCCTGCCAGGCCGGATCCGGCAGGACGTCCAGGTGCACGAAGTTGTCGAGCGTGCCGTCCGAGCAGACGAAGACGACCTTGCTGCAGCCGGTGACCATCATGATCTGCTGCGGTTGCGGCATGTACTCATCCGGCAGCTGGCCGGCGGCGATCGCGTCGGCCAGGGCCTGATTCCACTGTTTGTGCTCGAAGGCGACGTCTTCGCCCATCGTCAGGCCGTCGCAGGACGCCGACAGCAGGCCGTCCGAGCAGGTGACCGGGTAAAGCTCGGTACCGATCAGGTCTTCCACCAGCGGGCGCGCCAGCGATTCCACGTAGTGGCCGTGATCGAGGATGTGGGTCTGCACCCAGTCGCTGAACTCCTGGGCAGTGCCGGTCGCCTTCATATGCAGCAGCTCGGTGCGCGAGACCTTCGACGACAGGCCGAGCATGGCGGCCGCTTCGCTGGCGCCGCGGCGCTCGAGGCGGAAGGCTTGCCACTCCGGGCTGCCCTGGACGAGGTTATGGATCTCCATTCTGTTTTCCTTAGTGAGGTGGTGGGCGATCCCCGCGTGCGCGGGAACCCGGGGATCAGTCGTTTTCGTGCATCCAGCTGTCGATGGTCAGCTTCTGGTCTTCGGTCAGCAGCTGGCGGGTCTCGATCATGGCGACCAGCTGCGGGACGGTCTTCTTGCCCGACTGGACCAGGTCGCGCCATTCGGCCTTCTTGCTATCGAAGTGCTCGGCCGTGCACACCGGGAGCTGGGCGGCGGCGCCGCTGCCCTGGATGTCCTGACCGGCCGGGTTTGCCGAGCGCATGTCGGTGCGGTGGGACTCCTGGCTGATGGTGTAGCTTCCGTCGGCGGACACGTCGATGACGTCCTGCAGCTCCTCGGCGGTGCTCAGGCCCATGCTGATCTCGGGCGCGTAGGCGCGCTGCCAAAACGAGGCCGCGCGGTAGATGAACATCTGCTGCGGCATGGTCTTCCACTTCGAACCGTTCTTCTTGTCCCAGCCCTCGGCGCGCACCATGTTCCAGTCGACCCAGGCGCCATCGAGGCGCTCGCCGCTCTCGCGCTCGATCGCCCAGGCCCGGCAGCCGAAGTCGCCCTGCCCTTCGGTACCGCGCCATTCGTAGCGCAGCGCCGAGAAGCGGCCGCAGGTGTTGACGCTGGCGATCAGGAACTTGGACGACCAGCCCGGGTTGCCGTGCACGATGTACAGGTTCTGCATGACCATCAGCTCGTCGGCCTTGAGGCGCTGCGCCAGGTTCAGGGCGATCATGCAGTTCGGGATGTTGTTCTGGTACTGCTGCGGCACTAGCGTCGAGCTGGCGAACGCCTTGGAAACGCGCTGCATCAGGTCGAAGCCGGCGGCGTCCATGAAGCCAGCGCGCACTGGCATGTTGTTCTGCTGGGGCGCCAGCGCGGTGGTGGTCTGTGGTGCGTTCAAGTTTCTCTCCAGGTTAGAAGCCGCGCACGTAGGTGCGCACGGCGCGGGTGATCGCCTTGCGTGGGCCGAAGCCGGCGCGGCAGGACAGGCGGTATTGGTTGACGATGAAGCGGATCATGCGAGGCCCCTTTCGATCGCCATGCGCTCGCACGCCAGCTGCGACAGTCGGTCCGTCTCGAGCTGCTTCTTGGCCGAGGCGTCGACGCGCACGCCCTCGTAGTAGGCGATGTTCTGTTCGGCCACGGCGAGCTGGTGGGCATTGCGCAGCAGGCGCAGCGGCCTGGTCAGCTTACGCATCAGCCGGCGCGCGATGCGATAGAGGGTGGTGTTGCGCATTTCTTCTCCTGTCGTTGGCGCCGGCGCGGCCGGCTTGGTTGTTCTGTCCGGCCTTCCACCGGATCGCGGGTTCTAACTGCACCCGTCGCAGGCCTGTTCGCCTCCCAGGCTGGCGTCCTTCACTGCATGGCTTTGCCTTTACGCGGAACTGTGCTGCTCCATGCTTCCCCGCGTGTGGTTGCTGTCGCGGTGCAGGCGCTGCGCCAGGTGGCGCTGCAACCACAGAGCAAGGGGCTGGGCGCTACGCCAGCTGGTGTCATCGCTCCGCTTCTCGGGGCTTCGGCGCGTCCGCGCTGATTGTGTCGATGACCGGAACCTCGGCGGCTTTCGCCTGCCCTGGTGGGCGCTTGTTCCCGCCCTTCCCGCACGTCTGCTCTCCGTGCTGCCCTTGCTCTGTGGCCCCTCGTGTCGTGAGGGCTACGGCCTGTATCGCGCTGGCGGCGGGGCATGCTCTGATCCCACAGTCCCTGTTTCCTGACCCGGGCCTGGCAAGGCGCGCTTTACGGGGCGCGCCGCACCGTAGAAATCAGGCCGGCTGTGCGTCCAGCACGCGCTCGAAGCGCTGCTCGGCGAAGGACTGGCGGCGCTCGCGCTCCAGCTGCGCCACCTGCTGGCCGGCGCGCGCCGAGGCTTCGACCAAGATCAGGTCCGCCAGCACCGCCTGCAGCGCGTTCTCGCCGGCGGCTGTCTTGCGCAGCAGCTCGGCACGCGCCTGATCGTCCTGCAGGTAGTCGCCCAGGGCTTCGTCGATGAGGGTCACGGTGTCCGGCAAGCCGGTGGCCAGGGCGGCGGTGATGCCGGCGATGTTCTGGCGGGTCAGGCGGTCCAGCGCGTCCTCGCGCTGCTCGGGGGTCGGGTCGTGGCGGGCCATGTTCTCTCCAGGTGTTGGGCACATCAACAAACTACAACCATAGGTTACAGCAGACTAAACCACGCTGCAAGTGAAAGTTGTAATTAAGCGCGTGAAAAGTTGATTGCGCGACCAAAGAAGGTTGTAGAGCCGGGGGGAAGGGTGTAAAAAAGCCCGCTAGTGGCGGGCTAAGAATGCTCTAGTTCAGTGCGGCGGTGATACCTGCCATTGTCATTTTCTGCAAGGGAACGCGTTGCTCATCGCGTAGTAAATCAATGACGGAGTATCGATGTGTCGCTTCTCGGGATGATCGCTAAGATACTTCGTAAACACGGCCATTACCTGACCATTGCTTCCATTGTCTGGGATGCAAAATGGAAGTCTTGCCCCATCAATAGCCGCTTGGCTTCTCACACCCGCCACATACCCTGCCACATATGAAGTACAGATTATTTGTCGTTCGATCTGGCTCGACGAGCACAGCGGATATATCGTATTTCCTGTACTTAGTGGATTCTCGCCATCCGCTGCATAGGAGGGCTGCGAAATAAGTGCAATACCTAAAAGGGCTAATCTCAGAATCATTTTCTCTATCCTCAACTGGGTAGTTAACCCGTCCTAAAAAGGAAACTCCGGTTCCAACAGCACCTCCTCACTCCACTCGATATCTCCGAGAGCAAGCAATTCAAGTAAATATGGAACTGCATCGAATTCTGCTACAGCGCGGGAATTGTTCCAGGCTGTGTCATCTCGCGCTACTAGCATCACCGGCAGTTTGAACTTCACTTGCAACTCAGTGATCAACGGGCCTGCTTGATCCCAGCCCAGCTGGCGCCGATCCACCAGTACTACCGCCATGCGCAAGCCGCGCAGGCGCTGAATCGAATGCAACATCAAAACCTTTCCGTTTCCTTCCTCACCACCCGACCAATAATTTGCGACGTATCGCTCTGGAAGGCTTGCCGGTAATACCTGCGCTGGTCAACGTTATCCGAGACAAGCCACCACCGCCCCATGTCTCGCGCTAACCGCTTGATACTTGGCTCGCCTTCGTAATTCACCGCATACACCGCCCCTGCTACCGGCGTAGTGTCAGCGGTGTTTATAACGACCAGGTCGCCTTCGTAGAACGTCGGCTCCATGCTTTCACCGCGGACCGTAATCGCAATCAGCTTGTCTCGGTAATAGCCGTGGCGTTCGATCCAGTCTGTCGGCACGGTCGTCGACGAGCCATCGTATGGTTCAGGCTCGACCTCGAAACCGCTGAGGCCGGCCGTCAAACGCAGGCGAACCTTAGGGATAATCGTCAGCCGCGGATCGTCTCGGTCGGCTCCCTCAACGCGCATGAAGCTGCCGGGCTTGAGCTTGTGCAGAGCGTCTTCTATCAGTTTCTTATCAGTAGGACCTTCGGCCATGACGTGCATGCCGAACTTCAGGTATGCCGGCGTAACTCCGAGGAACTCGGCCGCCAACTCGAGGTTTTTTCCTCGCGGTTCGGTGATCCCGGCCAACCACTTCTGGACGGCCTGAGGCGTGACACCGATGTGGCGAGCCATCTCGGACTGATTGCCGCCGTTTCTGGCCTGTAACAGGTCCGTTAATCGTTTAGCCATATTTTCCACAAGCACATCTTACAAGGGCTGGTTGTAGATATCACTGCAAAAATAAGTTGTAATAGATCGGTCGTTTGATGTAACCTTGAGTTGTAACCACAATCACTCACTTGACCCATGGAAACCGGAATCGCCAAAGCTATTCGCATTGCTGGAAGTCAGACCGCGCTAGGCAACCTGCTCGGCCTAACTCCTCAAGCCATCCAGAAGTGGGCGGCGCAAGGCGCTGTCCCTGGTGAGCGGTGCCGCGAGGTCGAGGCCAAGTTGGACGGCCAAGTCACCCGATACGAACTCAACCCAGCTGTTTTCGGTGACCCGCCGGAGACCATCCAGGCCGAATCCCAGCCGCAGTAACCCTCTGCGGTTTTTTTTTCTCAAAAAGTTGCATTGGGGCAGTTGCCCTTTCCAAATCCGAAGTCCTGAACCGTGGAGAACCATATGCCCGACTTCCCTGAACACCTGATTAGCCAAGCCATTCTCGCTGCGCAGGCGCGCTTCGAAGCCCCTGAGAAAGCCGCAGTCGACGCCGCCCAAGCCTATGCAGCTGCCTGGGCGGCTTACAAGAAGGAGATCAGTCCTTCGGCAACCCAGCCTGAAGCCCCTTAATCAGGGCGATCAGATATGCCGCGTCTGCTTCGCCGTGATGTGCCGCGTAGTCGGTGCTTTCGACACCGCGAAGTTTGACGACGCCGCTTTTCACGGCCTCGGTTACCAAGTTGAGTGCCGCGTAGTAAGCGTTGTCCTTTTGAAGAGCCACGGGTGATTCCTTTCAAAAAAGTTGTTGTTGGGGAATAGCAATTTAACACGACTGGAATCACCCACCCCCTTAACGAAGTCCTGAACCACCGCACCACTAGGAGAAAACCATGAAGCACCCGAAAGAGAAGCTAAACCCGAAGCGCGAGAACACGCTGAAGGTGCCCCTCAACGACAACGAGGACCTGACGCTGCGCCAGTTCTGCGCACGCGCCGGCCAGAAGGTCGCACCACTGGTCCGTCAGGTGCTGTTTGCGCACATGCGAGCAGCGGCCTCGGTACCGGCTGCGAATCCTATCCCGGCCCGGCGCCGCGGCGAAGGGCCACGTCATGGCCATATGCCTCGCTGCCCGGGCCGGCCTGCTATGGCAGGTGGGTTCCAACGGATGCGTCTTTAAGGGCGATTTCAAACCCCGCACCCTCGCCTGGGCTGCACCCGATTGACAGGAAGGACCATATGCAAGGCCAAGAGACAAAGAAGGCGACGCCGGACGAGAAGATCGCCCATCAGGCGCGCACCTGGCGAGACTGCGACAAGGCAGCGATCGCCAACCGCAACGACGACACAAGGAAGGCCGAATACCACGCCCGCCAGAAGCTGCGCGAGGTAATCGACACCGCAGGGAAACGCACATGAGTGATCCGATCATCTCCATCGAAATGATCCAGAGGAAGGCCCGGGCAGCATTCGCCCGCGGCGCCGGCCGTGACGACCATGGCTTCAACTGGCACTCCGACCGGGCCATCGAGGCTTGGCAGGAAGAATGGGACCGCTGCTGCCAGGCTTGGCACGCCAGCACGAAGGCAGAGCAGCTGGAGGTTTCGCCGCCATGACGAGCCTGACCACCACCAACGGCGCTCTCCCGGCGCCGCTCACCCCCGAGGACTGCAACCTGCAGGACTTCGCCTTCATGCCGCTCGATGTCGCGCGCCTGCGTGACAGCGACATGGCCGCGTACGAATCCCCCGAGGCATGCTGGGCCGCAGTGCTGCTCTGGAGCGCTGCATGGCACCAGGTGCCCGCCGCATCCCTTCCCGACGACGACCGCTTCTTGGCCAAGGCTGCCGGCTATGGCCGCGTGGTCAAGGAGTGGATGAACGTGCGCGAGGGCGCGCTGCACGGCTGGATCAAGTGCGCAGACGGACGCCTCTATCACCCTGTCGTCGCCGAGAAAGCGATGGAAAGCTGGAAGGCGAAGCTGCACCACCAGTGGAAGAAAGAGTGCGATCGCGTGCGGAAATCCAACAAGCAACGCGAGGCTGAAGGTCGTCCTCTGCTGCCACTTCCACCGGAACCGGGTAGCACTTCTGACAATCTTCCGCAGGAATCCGTAGAAATTCCAACGGAAAGCGCAGGTGATTCCAACGGAAATGAAGATAGCGACGTTGGAAATCCGCTGGAAAACGCTCTTAAGGGACAGGGACAGGGAGAAGGACAGGGACAGGGACAGGGAGAATTAAAACCTAAATCATCGTCTCCTCAACCGCCAACTCCGGAAGCGCCTGCGGATCCTGAAAGCCCCAGCGACCTGGTCACCGGCATGGCTCGCCATGTGCAGATCTCGCTGCTGCTGCGCGCTCAGGGCGTGCAGGCCACCTCGCAGAACCCGATCGTCGCGGTGACCTGGGCCCAGAACCCGAAGGTCACCGATGAGGTGCTCAACGTCGCGATCACGAAGGCCAAGGCCGCGAAGGGCGATAAGCCAGTTCCTCTGGCCTACCTCGTCCCGATCGTAGAGCAGGAACTCGAGACCCAAGCCGCACCACCACCGGCACCGGCGGCGCAGAAGCAGCGCGAGGACTGGGCCTGGAGGAAGTCGAACCAGGGCATCGACGCGAAAGGTCGTGAGCTTGGTCTGTTCGCTCGCAGCGGCGAGAGCTACCCCGACTTCCTCGCCCGAATCGATGCCGAGATCGAGAAGCGGAAAGGGCGCGCAGCATGAGCCACACCCACGAAGACCGCGTCGTCGACCGCCCTCCCCACCTGTGCGCCGCCTACGGCTGCCCGCTCATCGGCTCGATGTGCAGCAGCACCAGCGGCAGCACCGAGTGGTGGTGCTTCGCCCACTACGGCGCCACGCCAGGCAGGTACCAGCTGATCACGACCGAGATGCACCGCGTGCGCTGGCTGGCTATGGCCGTGCACGACGTCCGCTTCCACGGCCCGGGCACCCAAGCATCGCGCGCCGCGTTCAACACCATCGAGCGCGAGCTGAAGGCCCACGGCCGCGAGGACCTGCTCTGGCAGCGCCCCAGTGACGAGCGCCCGATGGGCGAGAAGCGATACCGCTGGCTCGAACGCCTGGAGGCCGCGCTGAAGACCGAGCTGGCCGACGTCCTCGATCCGAGCAAGGACCAGGTCCCGCTGCCGATCGGCGGATCCAGCCCCAGCACGTTCGAGAAGGTCGGCTTCGACATGCCGGTTTGACCGAAAAATCAGAATCACAGGAGAACCATGAACATCCTTGCAATCGACATCGGCACCACCACCGGCTGGGCCACCTGCGACCGCAACGGCACCGTGCGCAGCGGCAGCGAGAAGTTCGCACCAGGTCGCATGGAGAAGCCCGGCCACCGCTGGCTCAAGTTCCGCGCCTTCCTCAACGAGCAGCGCGCGGCTGGCGAGATCCACGCGGTCTACTTCGAGGACGTGAAGAACCACGCCGGCGTGCTTGCCGCCCACGTCTACGGCGGCTTCCTCGCCTGTCTGGAGATGTGGTGCGCGGCGAACAATATCCCGCTGCGCCCGGTGGGCGTCGGCCAGGTCAAGAAGCACTGGACCGGCAAGGGCAACGCGGACAAGGCCGAGATGTGCGAAACCGCGCGCGCCAAGGGCTTCCGCCCGAAGGACAACAACGAGGCCGACGCCCTAGCGATCCTCTCGCTGGCGCGCCACCTGGAAGGCCTCGCCGTGCAGCAGCTGCAGGAGGCCGCGTAATGGGCCCGGCTCTCTGCTTCGCCGCCGTCTTCGTCGTCCTGGAATTCGGCCACCCCGCCGGCCAGCGCTGGAAACTCACCTGCGGGCGGCTGCTGGCCTTGGGCTGGATCTCGGGCATGTTGCTGCTCGCCCTGGTCCTCGCTGTGCAGGAGGCAATCTGACGATGCGGGAGAAGCGCCGTGCATCCACTCTCACGCGTGCGCGCGCGTTTGGGCAGCGGGCCAGCGACGTTCGCGTCGACTGGTTCCGCCTGCTCGACCAGTTGAAGGACGAGGGATACAGCCTGTACGACGTGTCCTTCTTCACCGAGATCCCCAAGAGCACCCTGATCGGCTACAAGAACGGCTCGCAGCCGCGGTACCACGATGGCCTCTGCCTGGTGCAGTTCTGGGCCGAGACCATGGGCCGCACTATGGCCGAAGTGCCAACGGTCAGCCAGTTCTCGTTCATGGCCTGAGGCGATTTAGTCGGGATTCCGACCGCCCCCAGCGCGGATACTCCGTGACGTTGCTTTCCATAAACGTCCACAGGAGCCCCACGATGGCCAAATCCCCCCGCGTCACCAACGTTCAAGTCCCGGGCGAAGACCCGAAGAAGCCGGAAGACACCGGCACCACGACCAGCACCGACAGCCAGGCCGCCAATACCGGCGTCGGCAGCCCGCCGCCAACTGGTGAGAACTGCGCCGCCCAGCCGCCGGAAGGCTCCGCCGCTGGCGCCGGCGCGACCGAAGGCACCGAGGGCGGTGCTGGCCAGACCTTCGACATCGAAGCGCTCCGCGAGCAGATCCGCGCCGAGGAGAAGGACAAGCTGCAGGCCGAGCTGGCGCAGCAGTTTCAAGCGGCCAGCTCGGCCTGCAGCTTGTCCTTCTCCTCGGCGCGGATCTGCTCGCGGAGCG